AAAGTTGACCTTACAACTAAATCACACAAACTTTGTATATATGATCGTAATTTACAAATTGTAAATGAAAAACTTATATAAACAAACTATCTAGTTCAGGACAAACTTCTAACACATCTGTATTTCTAATTTTATCTAAGTCTTTTGTATAATTTACAAATGTGTTTACATTAGATCCATTGTTACTATAATTTATATGTGGAAATTTAAATGTAATCTTATCTAATATTTCGTTTGGAAGTACACGTGGATTAAGATACCAAGGAGTAGTAACAACATTTTTAAAGTATATGTCCCAATTATGTTTTTTATTTTTATCAAACCATTGCTGTATTTTTTCAAGATGTGCAATGTTGTATGCCATGATAGTAACTGCTATAATAATTCTATCAAAATCGTATTGTTTTAAATTATCATTGAGTTGATCAAACGTAAAATTTTTTCCGCCCCTAATATATTCATATAAACTATCGGTTCCTTCTAAACTTACTGTCCATTTGGTATGCCCGTACTGTTTTGCAAGTTCATGCACTTCTTCATCTACCATTGTACCATTGGTCGTCCAATCAAGTGTTACGTGTTTTGCTACTCCGAGGTCAATAAATTTTTTAAGTATGGTTTTGTTTGCAGGTTCCATGTAAGGTTCTCCACCTTTGATACTTAGATAACGTAAGTTCTTAAACGGTGTTGGATCCTCAAACAGTCTTTCAATAATTTGTTCACTCTTGTTTGTGTAACCAAATTCTGGGTTGTCAACTGGGCGTTGAAAATCCTTATTCATTTTGGCAAGTTTTAATTCATCTTTGACCCAAGCACTAGAACTAATACCATTGCACATACGACACTTTAGATTACATATATTGCTCATGTTAAATTCCAAAAACATTATGTCGTTGAAGGTTTTGGTATATGAATAATTGGTATTTTCCAACATTGGATTCAAAATATCCTTAAAGAATTTACGTCTGCTATGACCCACAGAGGCTTCTTTTAAAGCACATGATTCGCACTCGGGCGGTAAGTGGCCCTGTATGAAAGATTCACGTGTGTGTGACGCTGTAATGCTGTTTAACACGGTGTTTAAAGGTGATTCTAGCACGTTACCATAACGTTTTCTATACACTCCGTCGGGTACTATGTCACCATTAAAACGTACCAAAATACTATGCCATGGTGCTAAACATTTTATCATGCTACTGTCTCTTTTCTTAGATAGATATCACTCAAACATCCACAAAGTTTTTTATTACAGATTACTGTATTTTGGGGCAATATAAAGTCTTCCAATGTTCCAATTAATCCACCTTGCATACATTCTGCCCTATATATCTTACCCCATTCTATGTAGATCATATCAAGTCCTGCCCAACACTTCCAACCTTTGTGTTTGTTCAATCCTTCTACAATTAATTCATTTGCATCAATCTTTCTTTCATTGTAAAAGATATCTCCTCTATGCAGATGGCTATCATCTAGTTTACGAAAGTAAGGCCATTTGCTAATAATTTCTTTTTGTTCTTCTGTGTAAACACTTACTTCGTTTGTAATATTTTCACCGCTTGTTTTGTCTAAAATAATTTTAGGCCATACTGCTAATCTATCTGTGTTATCATACAATGTAGAAGCAACTTTTTGTGCATCTTTGAAACCTTCAATATCATTAGGCATCATTAAATTTACTGCAATTTCCATTTTTGTATTATTTGCAATATCTATAAATTTTTGTACATCAGCATAAGCATGATGATAACTTATTATCATTCCGTCGGTATAAGGATCAATCTTTTTATAATAGTCTACACTCTGACTGCCATTGGTAATGAAACTAAATGTATGGCCTTCTTCCTTTACAAGTTTAGCCATGTCAATAAAACGTTTCCAGAAGGTAGGTTCACCTCCTGTTACCCTGTAACAAATTTCTTTATCTTTTATTTTTAAACTTCTAATAAAATTTTCAACAACTTCCCATTTAGGTTGTCCACTAGAACCGTTATGCAAAAAGTCTGGACAATAAGTGCAACGGTAATTACACTTATTTGATAACGCCCAACTGACTAAGAACCAATTTTCTTTGTCGGGATTTGCATAACTTATCTTCATTAGTTCATCGAGTTGTTAATAATCAGATCATGTACCCTATCATTTACTTTACAGGTTAGTATTAATGCATATAGTCCATCACTGAAACTAAACACACTATGATCTTTTTGAAAGTTAACAAAATATAGATAACCAGGATCTGGATACATTGGTTTACCATCTAGCATATGAACAAAGTTCTCTGGTTTACATTTTCCAAACACAAGAAGTAGACGCATCCATTCTGGTCCTACACCAGGAAAGTCTCTGTGTGGCGGAAAGAATCCACCTTGATCTACTCTTAACAGGTGTACCCTACCTATATCAGGTGAAAAAGCATCAACGAGTTTTGCTAATTCAGGTATCTTGTTATAAACTTCTGTTGGAGTTGTAAAGTTTTCTTCTTTCATTTCTACGTCATGGTATTTTTGCATATAACCAAAACTATTCAAATGATAATTGTCCATTACATCTCCACTATGACTTGTAATAGGCAATCCCCAACGGTTATTATTAGCGTCTTTTTTTACATTATACGGACACCAGTTGTCTTTAAACTGTTCTAACTGCTCAAGAACCTCATGTTCGTTAATTTTCCATTTAAGTTTTATGGTGTCACCCATATTGCACAGGGTATTCCATATTAAAGCACGTTCAGTTTTATTCATTTATTAATTCTCCTAATTCTTTAAAGGTTTTAGTATAATCTGTACCTCTCCTTTCGTCAGTTACAGTTAAATATTCACGCATAGCAGGAAGTTTGCTACTCCAATCCTCTTGCATCATATATTTTATGAGTCCATGCCAACGTTGAGCACCATAAGGGTGCTGGTTGAACTCTAAGTTAAACTTTTGTCTATCGATAAAAGTTTCTAACTTGTCTTTTACCCACAGTTTTGCTTTATGGGGTAAAACTTTTACATTTAAGTATGATGGTAAGTAAACTAAATGCGTACCTATTATGCCACCACCAAACATTGATGGGTTAATTTTACTGAATCCTTGGTCCATTTTCCATTCTGCTAGTTCTCCTATGTATCCTGCATTAAGTAATTGAACCGCACAGGCGATATTAATCACTGTGTTGTCTTTAGTATTCTCATCAAGTCTCTTCAAATTCTTTTCTATGTCTTTCCATTTACTAGGATATCTAATATATTCATTACGTTCACCATAAGCATCTATGCTAAAATTAAAACGTACTTCTTTAAAATGTTGCCATAGGTCAAATAGTTTATCTGGTAACTCTAATCCATTAGAATTGTATCTTAAGTTACAGTCTTGTGCATAACCTTCGTCAACCATAAACTCTAGTATCTTATAATGTTCAGGTATAAGCAGAGGCTCTCCTCCTGCAAAATAAAGTTCTTGTATGTTGAATGCTTGGTGCTTCATTGAATCTATAAAAGATCCTTTCTTGTACCAAGTATAATCAAATTCTTCATTCCAACCTTGGTCTCTTACAAGTTCTTCATTCTTGTACTGTGGATATTGCAGTTTCCATTCCTTAATCCAACTTGAACTATCATGCGGACTACACATTACACATTTAAGTTGACATAAATTACCTAGACGCAAATCAAAGTAAGGAATACTAACAGGTGCAGTACCATCTTCTTTTGTTTGTTTTACAAGTTTTTGTAAATCAAGACGTTGTGCCCATTCCCTAGTTTCCCATTGACGTTTGCTTACTATACCTTTGGCTTCTTCTTCAAAACATTTTACGCAACTTGCAGGGACTTCTCCAGCAATCATCTGCAATCTTGTTCTACGCATATGGCTACTATTAAACACTTGTTCTATTGTATGGTCACGCAAGTTCATCGCAACACCATCTTCCTTTACAAGTCCTGCTTCTTTCTCATCTGTGATACCTGCACCACTGGCATTAGCAGTACAACACACTCTAACATCACCGTTAGGTCGCGTGGCTAAATGTATCCAGGGTAGTGGGCAAAATGTTTTACTCATTATCTTTCTTCAATATAAATTTTATGTTGCAGTAACCACATATTGCTTCACCATTTTTTAAAGTATAATACACTTTAGGATGATCATCATTCTCGCCTGTGCAAGATATGTGGTCTTCTTTTACATAAATTACTTTCATCTTTTCCTTCCGCAAATTAAAAACCTTTTATATTTAGGTAATTCTAATTCTTCTTCCAAGTCTACTTTCAGTTTTGACTTGCGTTTAAATTCTCCTAGGTCGCTCATACAATTCACGTGTTCTTCATGTTCTTTAAAATTATTACTCTGTAAAACCACGTAAACATCATTTGGTATGTTTGATAACCAAGTATTGTATTGTTCCTGTGTTATGTGTTCACAACTAGTATTAATTACCATGTAAGTATCATTATCAGGCTTATGAGTACACATATCACCTGTGACTGCCTTGAATCTTCCTTCCATCTCATAACGTTTATTCATTGTGTTTGCAATTTCTTCACATTTAGGATCAATGTCAACACTTGTAATATGTTTTATACCCAATGAACTGTTAAACAACATTGTTGATAATACGCCATACCAACCACCATACACTACAAGTTTTGCATTTTTAACATTACAATGATGTGCAACTTGTTCTATTAACCATGCCTTACTGTTTAATTGACCTCCCCAGAAACATTCTAGTACACGATCTCTATCATCACTGTTTCTTATGCCGTCGGCCCAAAACTTAATATCTTGTATATCTATCTTCATACAAACAATCTCCACAATGCTATTGTATTCATTGTCGTGAACCAAAA